AAGACATAGGGCCGGTGAGCGAAGAGAAGGCATGCGAGACTGCCTAAACTGCAACAGTTAACGTCAGCGTCTGTACCGTTAGCCGTGACGCTGACGTTAACTGTTACCAACAAGTCCGCTTAAATCGATTTATGGCGACTATAATGTAATGGTTAGCATCACTCTCTGTGAAAGAGTCAGTACGGGTTCGAGTCCCGTTAGCCGCCCCAATTTATGGACACGTGGCAGAGTGGGTTATTGCATCAGTCTTGAAAACTGACATGTTAGAAATAGCAACGTGGGTTCGAATCCTACCGTGTCCGCCAAATTTGGAAGATTGGCAGAGTTGGCCTATCGCATCTGTTTGCTAAACAGAAGACCCTTAAACGGGTCCACAGGTTCGAATCCTGTATCTTCCGCCAATTTATGGGTGCTTGTCCGAGCGGCTTATGGAACTTGTCTAGAAAACAAGCAGATCAGGAATGGTCACGGGAGTTCGAATCTCTCAGCACCCGCCAAACATCTGGGAGACGTTGGTTCGAATCCAACTGTGTACGGTAAGGCCGCACATCGTAGAGTGGCACTACGCCTGGACTTATTTTATACCCTTGTGGTGAAACGGCAGAACACGTTGCGCTTAGAACGCAATGCCTTCGGGCGTGCAGGTTCGACTCCTGTCAAGGGTACCAAATGGTAGGCATATTCGAATGTTAAATAGATGTATGCCATATGGAGACATCAGTAGGCCCAGTAGGCCCAGTAGGCCCAGTAGGCCCAGTAGGACCCGTAGGGCCTGTGATACCTGTTGGTCCACCTGTTCCTGTAGCACCTGTAGATCCTTTATGAGAAATTATGAGAAATTATGAGAAATTATGAGCCAAATCCAATTGACACAAAAGAACTGTGTTCTTACGGTTGCGGACAAACAGCACTCTTTATTAATAAGAGTGGCAATCTAATGTGTGCGAATAGATGTAACAAGTGTCCATATTTGAGGAAGAAAAATTCTAACGGTTTAAAGAATGCATACGAAACAGGTATTCTTGATGCATCAAAAATTTACAAAAATAAATCACAAGAAGCAAAAGATAGACAAGCTTCAAATAGAGGTAAGAATTTTGCCATATTCGGCACACCTGGAAGTGGTGGACATAAAGTTGCTCTAATAAGAGAACGTGGACATCAATGTGAACAGTGTAAGAATACTGAATGGTTGAATAAACCAATAACTCTTGAGTTAGAACATACTGATGGAATCAAAACGAATAATACGCGTGAAAATTTGAGACTATTATGTCCTAATTGTCATAGCTATACTCCTACATGGAGAAGAAAGAAATCCAGTTTAAAATTGCCCGGTTGACGGAATTGGCATACGTGTCAGCTTAAGAGACTGAATTTTGAGGGTTCGACTCCCTCATCGGGCACCAAATATTCGGAACCTAAGCTAATCTGGTGAAAGCGCTCCCCTGAAGAGGGAGAGAGTTGAGTTCGAAACTCAGAGGTTCCACCAATTTTGGTTATATGGTAGAGAGGACATGCACTTCCCTCATAAGGAAGACTACGCTGGTTCGATTCCAGCTATAACCACCAATTTCGATGTGATGTTTGGGTTGGTTTTTTGTGACTGATAAACCGCGTTCTTCGGCGGGAAGGTACTTCTCACGGGCTGTCGAGAAGGTTTGAGTATGATTAGGTAAGGTAATGACAGAAAGTAACAGGAAAAAGACGGAACCCGCCTGTGATCGCTGCATGCTTGGTAGTAAAAGACCAGTCAGAAGACGAGCATGTTGGAGGAAAATTCCTCTCATATCTGCGAAACTTTGTTGCAACAGAGTGGAGATGTGTAAGTCATAAACCCACCGGACCTAAAAAGAAAGATAGTAGCTTGACAACTACTCGAAAAATCAGCACCAAACATCATATAAAGATTATAGCGGGGAAGTCGAAAAAGTTGACGACAGGCTCATAACCTGTAGAACCGGAGCATTACCGGCGACCGCTACCAAAATCGTCATGGCGAGTGTTGATCTGTTAGGCTTAGGCAAACCAGATGATCCTACATGAACTGGAAACGTAACCAGTATCTCTCCTTGTGGTGAAACCGGATATCACGAAACGCTACGAACGTTTTATTCCAGATTCGAGTTCTGGCAAGGGGACCAATTTTAGAACAACAACGGTTTAGCGGGCTTATTGTTCTATCAATTTCGATTGATTGTGTAATTTACAATGGAGAAATTTATGGTGGACATTATCCACATTTTGATTGTGATTTTTGTTGCAGGTTTTTTGCTATGGCTTGTCAATAAAGCTCCTTTGCAGGAAACGTTCAAGCAAATTCTAAACGGTGTTGCCATCGTTGCGTTGGTCATATGGTTGGTAGTCCAACTGTTGCCGTATTTGCACGGGTTTCACTAAACGGTTTTGGTTGTATAGTTCAATGGTAGAACACTTCTATGACATGGAAGATACCTAGGCTCGATTCCTAGTACGACCACCAAATCCATTGCGGGGAAACAGTCGCAATTAAAAGGATAATCTGAATGTATCGCTCCTATAGTAAAATGGTTATTACAGGTCCTTGGTAAGGACCAAGTCACAGTTCGATTCTGTGTTGGAGCACCAGTTTACGCGGATGTCGCATAGCGGCTATTGCGCTTCCTTGCCAAGGAAGATGTCGAGGGTTCGAGTCCCTTCATCCGCTCCAATTTCTTATTAAACAAAAATACTGTATAATAAAGCTTTACCTAAAGGAATTATCATGGAATCTAGCGTCAAATTAATCAAGCTCGTTACTGGTGAAGAATTACTTGCAACTGTTCAAACCTTAAAAACAGGTTATTCACTTACAGATGCGATTCTTGTTATCCCACAACAGGGACCACCTGATGCAGCCGGTAAGACGCAGATCATGTTTGCTTTCATTCCATGGGGAACTTTGGCAAAAGAAGAGATTGAAATTCCTGAAGATAAGATTGTCTACATTACTGAGCCAGAAGATCAGATCCTAGCTCATTACAACAAGATCAATGGAAAGACGAAAATTGAAGTCCCCCCAAAGAACCTTGTCATAGCTCGATAACAAGGCTATACTCCTTTACGATGTACTGGTGGCAGAGTGACGATGCGGCGGTCTGCAAAACCGTCTTATGCTGGTTTGATTCCAGTCCAGTACTCCAATTTAGAATCTTGTTCCTAAATAAATCATGCACTTGTGAGTGAAGGAGATAGAACATGTCGAAAGAAGTTCTCGTTGTAGACAAATCAGGAAACCCGCGTGAATGGACCGGACTCGAAGAAGAGTCTGCTCGTTACTACGCCTTGGGTAAGGTCATCTGTAATCTTGGTTCTCCAGTTCACACTTTTTATGGTGGTATGAATTCAAAGGGTGAACGATCAAAGATTGAAGTCTCTTCAATCATTATGGTTGATGGTCCTGTGTTTGGACGAGATTTCTACACACGAGAAACGATCTATGCTGAGCGTGATATTCTCTATGCTCGTGATGCTTACATCTGCGCATATTGTGGAATTCAGTTTAAATATCAACAGTTGACTATTGACCATGTGATTCCTAAGTCTCATGGTGGTCGTCACACTTGGGTGAACACTGTTTCTGCTTGCAAATCATGTAATCACGGTAAAGCAGACAGGACACCGGAACAAGCAGGTATGCAATTGTTGTATGTTCCGTATGCACCTAACTTGCAGGAAAAGCTTCTTTTGGACAACCATAAAGTGTTGTACGATCAGATGGAATATTTGCTTTCGAAGATTCCTAAGTCTTCGAGGGTCTGGAAAAATCCAGCTTACAAGTTGAACTAAATAGGAGATTAGGGTAGTAATCTGGTTTGGAACCAGGCTTCTTTGCTAAAGAAAGGGACGCCGAAAGGTGTTGGAGTTCGATTCTTCTGCTACCCGCCAATCTATGTACGCAATTCAAGTCAATATAAATCTTGATTGCCGTTTTGTCATGATGGAGCATCGCGGTCTCCAGTTTCTTCTAAAAGGTGAAAGTTTAGCTCTCTATAAAAGCTTTTTAGCTAAACCGATTGAGTATCAACAATACATTCGTGATTTGATGAAAGGTGAGCATGTAAATGTCTGATAATACCGAAACTTTAGACGCTGATGAATTCTTTGAGTTGGTTGCTTCCAATCCTGAGACCTTTGAAGACTTTGTTGGACTTCCAAACAATGAAAAGACAAGAGAGAAACTATATCAATTCATCAAGAAGAAATTTAGTGAGGACATAATTGGAGTTCAACCACTTCAAGCAGAACCAGCTGGATTAGTTTTCACCATGAGAGCGAGATATACAAATGGCAACAAAACGTGAACTAGTTTTCTCTGTCACCGCATCTGATTGTGATTGGTCTTACACTCGCGGCACTGGTAATGGTGGCCAAAAGAAGAACAAAACCAATTCTGCTGTCCACTGTACCCATCGAGCCTCAGGTGCTCATGGTTATGCCGAAGATCATCGAAGTCAGCATCAGAACCGTTCTCTTGCCTTTGAGCGCATGGCAAAAACTAAAAAGTTCGAGGATTGGCGTCATCTAGAATTCTTAAAAAGAACTGGTCAAGAAGCCGTCATTCAGGACAATGTCGAGCGTCAGATGCGTAAGATTAAAGTCGAAGTAAAAGACGACGGACTCTGGAAAGAAGTAGACAAAAATGCTATACTTCCAGACGAAGAACAGGAGAAAGAGAATGGGTAGAAATTTACTTTTTAAGACGACTGGTGGTGATTTCATCGATCAGTTTGAAACCGGTAGCTATATACGCTACAAAGGTTATGTAGAGCTTAAAAAGGGTAAGACACCCGATAAGGATTACCTCAATTTAGATTTCAATATGTCTCTCGGTGATTGCAATCGAGTGATCAATTGGGATTTTGAAAGTTATGATGATGTTGATAGCTTTAAGATCGATAAGATCAACGACGCTATTGCTATTTTAGAAAAAGCAAAGAACGATCTTCTCAAAATGCAAAGAATAGTTGAAAAAGAAAAAGCTAGAATTGATAAAGAAAAAATTAAGGCAGGAGTTCAAGATGGCGATTAAAATTATTGACGAACAGCCAGATATTCATTTGACTGCATCTGAACATGCACGATTACAAGATGAATATCGAAAAGCATTTATGTTTTACGCTGGTACACCACCAACTTTTGAAAGTTGGGTCCGCAGCCAGAGAATTAGTGAAGGTAAGTTGCTAAACGAGTTTTCAGTTTAAAGATTTGACTGTCGATCTATCGCGGAGGGTAAGGAGACCCATCGAGGAAGTTCGCTGCTCACCGATACCCTGTAGAAGTCGAAAGACGTTTGTACTACTGATACCGTAAACGGCGGTGAGCAACTTAAACAGATCGTTTCCGAAGGTATAGGAGCAAAGATCGGGTTAAGGCTTAGAGAAATGATAGATTAGAAACAGAACAGCGGCTATGAGCAGTCAATTTTAAACTAAATAATGAAACGCTCTGTAAACATAACAGGAGATGTGCTGATTTCGTAAGTCAGAGAATGCAGTTCGAATCTGCAACAGAGCACCAATGATAGAAAAACGCTACAATCAACGACGTAAAACCGCTAATTCAATTCTTGTTGTAGCTAGACATGGAAGCATGCGATCTATTGGACGCATTCTAAACGTTAGTGCTGGTGGTGGCGCATGTTTATCTCTTCCAAATTTTCCCATTACAGTCGGAACTCGCTTTGAAATTTGTTTCGCGATTCCTATAAATAACGGCAACATCTACAAGCTGCATTTCAGAAGTGCTGTTGTAATTCATATTACAAATGGTACAATGGGAGTAGTTAATGGCAACATTGAAAGGAAGTTAATTAACGCAGCAGCTTAGGAGAACATCATGGGTTTACTTATTTCAATGCTTTTGGCATTCACCATGTTCTTCATTTTGACTTCGTTTATTAAACGCAAACCTGTGAAACACTTTTATATCATTCGTGGTATTCCTGGATCTGGGAAGTCTACCTTAGCAGCTAAAATGGCTGAGGAATCACATGTCTCCTATGTCGAGACTGATCAATTTCTATACAATGAAAAAGGTGAATATGAATGGACCGAGGAACGTCTATCTCGTGCTATTGATCAATGTTATGACGGTGTATATCTTCGTATGGTTATGAAAGAGCCTATCGTTATTACAGCGGGTGTTTACTCTCGCTGGAGAGCTATGCGCGGTTACATTGAATTGGCGCAGACTCATGGGTATCAAGTACATATTATTGAGTGTAAGGGTGATTACGGGTCTATTCACGGTGTTCCGGCTGATCGCTTAGAAAAGATCAAGCAAAAGTTTATCCCTAACTCAGGTCTTCCTCAAATGCAAGGAATTCAATACAGTACCCATCCTTAATTAAATGTTGACTTTCTTAATAGTTCAGGTATAATCTCCCTGTTGTCAATAGCCGCGTTAGTCACACAGTTCTAATCTTCAGGTGACGATGTATGGTGCAGAACGTGGGATCGTTACCCACACGCGGTTTACTTTATTATGTAAAGGAGTGAAAATGACGAATGTGATTAAACCGATGTTGGCCGGTGCTGCCCCTGAAGTTTTCAATTTTCCCCTATTAGCTTCCCCTAAGTTAGATGGCATTCGCTGCATGGTTCACAATGGTGTTGCCATGAGTCGTAACTGGAAGCCTATCCCAAATCTTCATGTTCAAAAGATGATTGGTCGTCCAGAATTCAATGGTTTTGATGGTGAGTTGGGTGTAGGTAATCCCTGTGCTCCTGATTTTTACCGTAAAACGATGTCTGCGGTCATGTCCGAAGAAGGAGAACCCGATTTTATCTATTGGGTTTTTGATCATATTACTATTGGTTCAAAACCATTTAATATACGGGTTGACTATCTTATGAATCTAATGCATCAGGGTAAGATTCTGTATCCGGCCAATCTTGTTGAACAGCGCATGATTAACGATCAGTCTCAGTTGGATGAATATGAGTCTGAAGCACTAAGCCAAGGTTACGAAGGTTTGATTGTTCGCAGCCCTTATGCTGCCTATAAGCACGGTCGTTCCAGCACCAAAGAAGGTGGAATGCTCAAAGTGAAGCGTTTTAGTGATGCCGAAGCCGTGATCATTGGTTTTCAGGAATTGATGAAAAACAACAATGTTGCTGAGCGCAATGCGTTTGGTCGCACTGAAAGATCTTCACACAAAGAAAATATGCAGCCTATGGGAACCTTGGGTGCTTTCGTTTGTAAGACTCCTGAAGGTGTTGAATTTGCTATCGGTACCGGTTATACCGCAGCAATGCGTCAGGAGTTTTGGAACAACCGTAAAAATCTGCTTGGCAAGTTAGCCAAGTATAAGTTTTTCGACGGTGGTAACAAAGAAGCACCTCGATTCCCAGTGTTCATTGGCTTTCGAGATGTAAGGGATTTATAATGTGGCATACAATTTCAATCGTGTTGTGGTCAATCATAGGTGTTTTGTTTATCATAGTGAATATTGTTCGCGTCACACAACAGCGAAAATATTACCGCACACTTTTGGAAACTGTTAGACTCAGTGAACAGGTCATAGAATTGCATCAGGAAGCATTGGTGTGGGCAGTTGGCACAGGTCAATTGCCGCCAACTTGTCCGGGTCATTTTATGCATCTACTTATTGAAGCAAAAGAGAAAGCTGATAAATTGAACGGTGCCTAATGTTCGAAAATATTAAGACATTTGTTGAAAACAATCCTAAGCTGGTGACTTGCCGTGAGTCTACCCGCTATCCAGGTTTGTTTGTCGTCAAGTACACTCGAAAGGTGTTCTATGACAATCTATGGACACCTGAATTGGAAGAATGCCGTGGATTGGTTGTCGATAAGGATTGGAAGCCGGTTGTTTTACCTTTCAAGAAAATTTACAACCGTGGTGAACGAGGAACTGATTTTCCATTAGATCAGAGGGTGACTGCTGTTCGTAAGGTTAATGGCTTTATGGCGGCGGCTACCTGGGTACCAGCTGTTAATGGGGTTGTAGTGTCAACTACTGGCTCCTTGGATTCTGAATTTGTGCAGCTAGCTGAGAAGCATTTGCGTCCGGATATTACTTCATGGATAGCATCACTTGGTCACAACATCACATGGTTATTTGAGATTTGTGATCCTTCTGATCCTCATATTATCATTGAAGAACCTGGTGCATATTTGATTGGTGCTCGTCTTCACTACGACGGTGGTATGGCTATTGAGTATTCATTGGACACTCATGCTAGGCATATGGGTGCATTGCGTCCTCAGCCTGTATACAATAACATTTTGTTCTCAACCGTTTTAGATCTGGTGAAGAATTGTCAGCACGAAGGATATGTTGTGCATGGTCCAGACATGTCTTTGAAAATTAAGTCACCGTATTATTTAATCAACAAGTTTCTTGCTAGAAAGAAAGGTGAGAAACTGATCGATTTGTTGGCTGACATCCCTTCATTACGCAAGACCGTAGATGAAGAGTTTTATCCATTGCTAGATCATTTAGAGTCTCACATTGAATTTCCTTCCATGAATGAACAAGATCGTCTCACGGTGATCAAGAATTTCTTGATATCTTAATACTTTACTGTTAAAGTAGTCCTATTATATTTTTGGAGTTACCATGAAAGTTATTGACAGTGACGACTACAAGGCCAGCGGAATTGAAACATTCTTCTTCCCTGGCGGCGAGCCTCATGCTCGAATCCCGGCTGACTTCGGTCCCGCGTTGCTCTTCCTGAAGGCACGCACCTGGAACGATGTAGGCTTGGCTCTCTGCGTGTTGAATGCTCTTAATCAACAGTCACGTAAGAACGGTGTATATCATAATATTTGGTTGTTTGCTGCCTATTTTCCTGGAGCACGCCAGGATCGTTCAGACGGTCAAACACCTTTGACATCAACCATTTATTTGGAAATGTTTGTGTCTGAAGTGGATCGTATATTCACATTTGATGTGCATTCTGAGTTTACCGAAAATTTTGTGTACCATAATTTTATGCCATCAGATTTACCTATTAATAGTCTGTTCATAGAACAGCCGCGAATCATTATTCCAGATGCCGGTGCAAAGCGTCGTGCCGAAGATTTTGCAAGCGAATTAGATGTCGATTACGAATTAATTCAGTGTGAAAAGCATCGTGATTTTGCTACGGGAAAGTTCACAGGTTTTAAGATGCCACCGTTGCCCGCTCCCGGACATTATTTAATTGTTGATGATATTTGTGATGGTGGCGGAACTTTTAATTTGTTAGCTAAGGAGTTTGCAAAAGATCCTTTAGCTGTCGAAAGCACCTTATCATTATGGGTTTCCCATGGAATATTTTCAAAAGGTCCGAATGCTATTAGCTCAGTTATTGGAAGAATTTACACAACCGATTCTTGGTATCAAAAACGTTACGATAATCGCTACGACAATCTTTTAGATGTTAAAGTTGTATCTTTGCAACCAATCATTGATGAAATTCTAGAAAGTACACAGGAGAACCAAAATGTTTGATTTTATTACATTGGTCGATGGTTACAAGTTGGATCACCGTCGCCAATACCCGAACAAAACACAAAGCGTTTATTCGAATTGGACGCCACGCGCTACACGTATTTCAGGGGTTGATAGGGTGGCTTTCTTTGGTCTTCAATATGTTCTTAAAGAATATTTTGTTGATCGAGCAATCAAAACATTTTTTGAACTTCGTAAGGCAGAGGTTACTGATAAGTATCAGAAACGTTTGAATGGTTATTTTGGACCAAATTCAATCGGTGTACAGCACATCGCTGATCTACATTCTTTAGGGTATATTCCATTGGAATTCAGAGCAGTTCCTGAAGGTACTCGTGTTCCTTTTCGTTGCCCGATGTTCACTGTTGAAAGTACTCATGAAGATTTTGCATGGGTCACAAACTATTTTGAATCTATGCTTTCGAATCTGATTTGGAAAGGATGTACAAGTGCTACTCACGCACATCGTATGCGTGCAATGTTTGAGAACTATGCTCGTAACACGGGTGGTGATCTTAGCTTTGTTGATTGGCAAGGTCATGATTTTAGTTTTCGTGGCATGAGCGGTATCGAGGATGCAGCGTTGAGTGGTGCTGGTCATTTGTTATCTTTCACTGGAACAGATACTCTTCCAGCAATTGAATTGCTTGAAAAGTATTATTCTGGAAATCAAGAAGCTTTACTCGGAATGAGCGTTCCAGCAACTGAACATTCTGTGATGTGTGCCGGTGGTGAAAAAGATGAGTTTGAAACATATAATCGTCTTTTAGATTTATATCCTTCAGGCATTGTCAGCATTGTTAGTGATACTTGGGATTTGTGGCAAGTCATTGGTTCAATCCTTCCAAAATTGAAAGGTAAGATCATGGCTCGCGACGGCAAGACCGTCATTCGTCCCGACAGCGGCGATCCGACCGACATTTTGTGCGGTTCAGACAAGTATTCCAGCGATCAGGTGCTTCCTCGTAAGGGAGTGGTTGAGGCTTTGTGGGATATTTTCGGCGGCACAGTGAACGAGAAAGGTTACAAAGTGCTCGATTCACACATTGGTGCGATCTATGGTGACAGCATCACTTACGACCGTGCTCAAGAAATTTTTCAGCGTTTGGCCGCAAAAGGTTTTGCTAGCACAAACGTTGTTTTGGGTTTGGGTTCGTATTTTTACGAATACAACACGCGAGATACCTATGGTTTTGCCATGAAAGCCACAGCGGCTCGCGTTGATGGTGTTGAACACATGTTGTTCAAAGATCCAAAGACTGATAGTGGTGTGAAAAAGAGTGCCAAGGGTCGCATTGTGGTTTTGGGTGATGGTCAGCTTGAACCGTTCCATGCCCGAGACGAGTTGACGAGAGCCGAACAGTTTGCATTGGAGAAACATGATGCGTTGGATTTGGTGTGGCGCAACGGTAGTTTCTACAAAAAGTGGAATGTAGGACAAATTAGAGAAAATATTCGACGCTAGGAATTCGTGTGGAGACTAAATAATGGGTAACATTATGGAGTCTCTACATGTCAAAACCTCGCCTACTTTTTATCGTGAAACGTCGTGAAGATTATTCCGACCACGAGTCATATTCTCAGAAAGGTGTTTCAACAGGATTGTGGAATTCTGCTCGCCTAGTGGTCGAGATGCTTAACGAAAATGGTGTTGAAGCAAAATTGGTTGAAGTCATCGACAATAATTGTATTGATCGAGAAGTAACCAAATTTAGACCGACAGATGTAATCATCGAGGCTCTTTGGGTTGTTCCGGAGAAGTTTGATATACTTTCAAAGCTTCATCCGACTGTTAACTGGAATATTAGACTTCACAGTGAATTACCATTCATGGCAAACGAAGGTATTGCCATGAAATGGATCAGCGCCTACGTCAAGCATAAGAATGTCAGCGTATCGGCCAATTCATTAAGGATGCTTAATGAGATTTCTTTTATACTTAATGAAGAAAATGATTGGACCGAAGAAGAATTACGTGAGAAGGTTTTCTATACACCTAATTATTACATGCCGAAAGAATTGACTCCTAAGGAAAGGACACCCTTAAAGGATAGGGAACATGTTGATGTGGGTTGCTTTGGTGCTATTCGACCATTGAAAAACCAGCTTATTCAAGCAGTCGCTGCTTTGAAGTTTGCTGATAGCTTAGGTAAGAAACTACATTTTCATATTAATGTCGGACGCATAGAGAACAAAGGTGATCCTGTTTATCATAACATCGTGGATCTATTTGAATCTCTTAAGGATAAAGGGCATAAGCTTATTTGCCACCAGTGGATGCCTCATCACAAGTTCATCGAAATCATTAAGGACATGGACATGGGCCTTCAGGTGTCCTTTACGGAGACCTTTAACATCGTTGCAGCCGACTTTGTTGCCTGTGGTGTACCGATGGTCGTCTCTAGTGAAATCGCCTGGGCATTCCCTTATTACGCCGATCCGACAAGTTCTGATGACATCTTTAGTAAAATGAAGACTGTTTGGCGTCACAAGGATGCCGACGTATGTCTAAACCGTCGCGGTTTGAAGGCTTATTCCAAAAAATCTACCAAAGTTTGGTTAAGGAATTTTAATAATGACAACTAAAGTTATCGTTAGCAATGAATCGAGCAATACAGGCTCAGATATTCATGATGTGGTTCTTAAGCGTGCCTATAATGGCAGTCCGACCTATGATGTAATTGCCATCTTGAAACCTGGTGAAAAGACCGAGGCTCACGTATGGGCTAACACCAGAATTACTGTGGAAGAAGTCTCTTAAACGGTTGCTATTAATTAAGAATTAATGTAATATTTCATTCAGTGTTAAATAACTGGTGACAATTATGAATCTAAGTAGCATTTGGTCTTATGTACGTCGATTGGTAGGCAACGGTACAGCTGCAACGATTGGTATTCTTCTATTCATAGCCTTGTTAGCATTTTTATTGTATCGCCCTGCACACGCGGCTGAAGTCGATATCAATGCCGGATCTTCATTTGGAACAGAAGGTTACGGTCCAACACTAGGACTTACTTACAAGCAAGAAATCACACCCAACAAGGGTCTAAATTTTATTGCTGGTACTACACTTTGGGGTTCAACCACTTTTCAAAGTGAAACGGTCCCAAATAATTGGGATTGGCATTTAGGACTACAGTCTTGTCGTTGGGATTTCTGTGCCGATCTGGGACCGGCTTTTGTACAGAGGATTGATGTTATTAATGGTGCTCACACAAATTTCCATTTAGGTATATCATATCAATTGTCTAGTCGATGGAGTCTTGCTATCGGACATGTATCTGACGCGGGTACTTCATCTCCTAACGTGGGTCGCCAGAATCTTTCAATCGTATATCGTTTACAGTAATGTCAAAAATATTCCTTACATCAGACAATCATTTTTCCCATAAGAACATTCATAAGTTCTGTCCTCATACCAGGCCGGATGCGGACATTGAAGTTATGGATCAGAAAATGATTCGTCGTTGGCAAGAGCAGGTAGGTCCTGAGGACGATGTGTTTGCCTTGGGTGACTTCTTTTTCTGTGATTCTGAGCGTGCCAAGAATATTATGAACCAGTTGACAGGACGCATTCATTTGATTTACGGAAATCACGATAGGGTCATCCGCAATGATGTTCAATTGCAAAAGAAGTTTGCTTCTGTTCAGGAATACAAGGAATTGAATACCCCGCACGGAACGTTCGTGTTGTTCCATTATCCAATTATGGAATGGAACAAGATGCACCATGGTGCCTATCATTGCCACGGTCATATCCATCAGCGTTTCAATCCCATGACTGAACAACATCTTGAGGCTGGTAGAGTGGCTAACGTTTGCATCGATTCTCCTATTTTCGGAACCGGTGATTATTCATTGTATTTGTTGGAAGATGTAAAAAAATTCTTGGACTCTAAACCAGTTCGAGGACATCATGGTTTGGCAACGTGAGCAGAACACCTGATGCAGAATATGATGGAACTGACAAAGTCAGAGTCATTAGAATGGGTGAAGAGTTAGAAATTGAACGGTGGGAAATGCAACTTGGTGATATTTTCTATCATGAAGGTAAGACTTGGAAAGTAATTGATATCGGTGGGACTTTTGACGGTAAAGCGGAAATATTAGCTGAGGGTATTTAATGCGTCATATAATGTTTGATATTGAAACTTTGGATGTTGAAAGTAGTGCTGCTGTTTTATCAATTGCAATGATAGAATTCACATTAGATGAAAAACCAGTTTACAAAGATTTGTTGAATCGTGCTCACTTCATCAAATTAGATGCACGCGAACAGATCACCAAATATAAGAGAACTGTTGATAAGGCCACATTAGAATGGTGGTCTAAGCGTTCTAAATTAGTACGTGATGTCAGTCTTACACCAAAGCCTGATGATCTTCCTTTATTGGAAGGATTAGAAAAAATCCGCACACTCAGTGGTTGTAGCATGGACATGAAAAAGAATTTTCAGGTCATGTTTTGGCAACGTGGTGGTTTGGATCAAGTTGTATTTGAGAGTCTGTGTA